TGTGTTTCTGCGGTGCCGCCGACATGCAAAAGTGCGTTTGGGCTGTTGGTTCTAACACCAATCCGATTTAGGGAAGCATCCACGAAGAGCATATGATCTTGTGTGTCGCTTTCCACACGGAAATCCATAGTTGAACTGCCGCTTTGGTTGAAAACTATGGTGCCGTCAAAGGCAGCGTGTTCTACGTTCCCCGCAACAATCCGAATATCATTAGCGCCAGCAAACTTGAAGTGAGTATCTGTGTCACCTGTATGACTTAATTTTTCTGCAATAAAAACCTCGCCGCTTGCCGTGACCGTACCCGTGACATTCACATTGCCTGTAACCTGACCCGTAGTCCCATCGCTGTAAATTTGTAGATCACTACCAGCGCCGAAGATGGCTTTGTCGTTATCACCGAAGGTCATGTTTCCAGTAGACGCAAAGCTAGTCCCGCTGATCGCGTTACCAGAAATAGCGCCACGGGTAGTGCCACCAATCGTTACACCATCAAGTGAACCGCCAGATATCGTGGCGTTGTTAGATACAAAGGTGTTTAACGTAGCTGTGCCGCTTGCGGAAAGAGTAGTTGCCGCAACGGACGTACCGCTGATAGCGCCACCAGTAATGGCAACGGCAGCACCGCTCTGACCCGTAAAGTTACCGAAGACTTCGATGTCGATGATGTCTGCGGTAGTTGCGCCAACAGTCAGGGTTACCGTGTTGTTGGCTGACGAAACGCTGTAGTCCGTGCCTTGCACTAGACGCACACCGTTCATGTAAACAGAAACCAAAGCAGCTTGGTTTATGATCAGTGTGTTGGATGCATTATCCGAACCACTAAATACGGTCTGACCAGAAGTCGGGGTGTACTGAAAATTGGTCTTCACCCCTTCCACTGTTGCAGCATCGATCACATCCGTGAGGAGTGCTGCTGTCATCCGAAGTTCGACAATATCCCCTGCCGACCAAGTGCTAGCAGAGGTATTGTCTTGTGCTCTTACGATTGTGAAAGTGTTACTCGACAACGCCGTTGCCTTAACAACCTCGCGGGTCGTACTAGTCGCCCCTTGAATCGTTAAGTAGCAGTAGTCATCAGCGCCTGACAATGAGGGGAACGAGGAAGCAGACGCAACCGCCAAAGACGTTGCTGACGCATTAATACCTGTGCCTACTGTCGTACTGGCGTTGTTTGTAAACTTAACAGTCATCGTAAATTCCTATTGCTTGGCTTTACCCACATTAATGGCTACAGCCTCCAACACCGGATAGATGTACTTCGCAAGGAAGGCATCATCCCGAGGTGTCGGAGTAGCAGCACAAATTGCAGACGCGATAGTGACAACCGCAGTTACACAATTAAATATAGTTAATATATCCATCAGGATATCCTCCTAACAAATTGATTAACTTGCAGTTACTACCCAGGTCACGGTCATTGAATCACTGCTAGACTTGTTGACCACGGCGAACACAGTTCTACACAGCATGGTTCCTGAGCTACTGGCGTTTAAGACAGCTGCCTCAGTGATCGCCGCTGTTCCAGTACCAGCGCCAAACGTTGCTACATAAGTAACATCAGCGCCACTTACAGAGGTTGAGGTCAGAGCTACTCGTGCAGACTCGTTGCCCAGAGCAGTATCACTAGCGGCGGCTGCGGTGCTTCCCGTACCGATAGCCATGTGTGACATTGCAGTAGCAGTGGCATCTTTCATTCGACTGGCTACATAGCCTTTACCAGTGGTGACAACTAAGTTGTCTATTTCTTGAACGACTTCATCGTTTATAGCGATGGTCAAACGACCTTTCATCGCCAGATTGCTATCAAATTTCATAGTTTTGCTTCCTATTCATTGAATGGTGAGAGGTTAAGTTGTGCAGCGTTCATAGCTGCATTGCTAAACAGCGCGAAACTGAAGTTTTCAGTTACCGTCACTGAATCTGAGAGTCCTTTGCCAAACGCGAAATCTTCATCGTCGGCAAAAGAAAATGTGTCTGTAGGTAAGGTCTTGCTAAAACCAAATGCTTGCGAATCGGCAAAGGTGAATACGTTTGTTTTGGTATTTGCATGGTCCTTAACAAGAGCGTTTACCGTTGCGGCATCGTCCAGCGAAAACGCATCAGTAAAGGTTCTGTTATAAGTAACAACTCTGGAAAGACTCTCCGCGACCGAAAAAGCGTCTGTAAGCGCTTTGCCGGTTAGAGAGCTAGCTTCTTCGGACATGCTGAAGGAGTCAGACTTAGCAAGGGATACCGCTGAAGAATGGGATTCAGTAATAACCTGAGAGTCGGCTAAACCTTTCCCTATAGCGAAACTATCTATGTCGTCGGCAAACCCTTGAGAATCTGAGAAAGCTCGGCTGTATGCAACCGTTCGAGCAAAAGATTCCGATACAGTAAATGAGTCGTCTGTTGCTGACTTATTGAAAGAAACGGCATGAGCTTCAGTGGGAGTAACGCTATCAGTAAACTGCCGGTTAAATACTACTGTTCGACCAAACGCATCGCCCATAGAGACTATGTTTTGTTTCAATGCGCTAGTTAATTTCTGCAATGCGTCTACAGTCGCTGCATCGTCCATGACAAACGTGTCTGTAAAAGTGCGAAAGTACTGTACTGTCCTTGCCAGCAACTCTGTCATTGGCTGAGAGTCGCTGAGACCTTTCCCAATACCAAAAGAATCGATAGCCTCTGAGACAGAAAACGTATCCGTTAAGCCTTTACCTACACCTATCGCTTGATCATCAGAAAACCCGAACAGGTTTGTTTTGGCACTGGCAACATCTTTTTTAATGGCGTCTACCGCCGTTATGTCGTCTAGTGCAAAGGCATCTGTAAAGGTTCTAAAAAAGGTAATTTGAGTTAGCACAGACTCGCTGAACCCGAAGGTGTCGGCGGTAGCTTTGCTAAGAGAAATTGCGTCGTTGTCGGTGAAAGAGAAAGACTCAGGAGTAGCCTCAACAAAGACACCTACCGACTCTTCATACCTTCCAAGAATCTTGTTGTAGCCAACTTCAGGCGCGTCACTAAAAGCGTATGCGTCGTAGAGCCATTTATGAGGACTATCTGCATCCAAAAACGCCGACGCTTTAAGGTCGGCGAAACTTACGCTGGACTTTGGGGAACTATACTCAAGAGTGACCTTTGGGTCGCGCTTTGAGGTTATGACTATCCGACTAGGCATTAGTCAAAATCTTCTCGGACTTTGAGCTTTATAAAGTCATAAACCGTTTGAATTCCTCCGCTTGAAAAAGTTACCTCTATTTCTGCTTCGAACGTACCAGACGCATCGAGTGTACCTGTTGGGAAATTCGTCAGCACTTCCCCAGCAGTACCGTCGCCTACAAGGGTGCAGGTCAAAGTGGTTTTAACCGTCGTGCCACCCAACTCGCGGATACGCATACGAACAGTTGCGCCTGCTAAATTAATAGCGGCCCAAGTATCTGAATTGTTTGGGTCGAGCGTTTTCCCAGCAGCTGCCTGATTACTGTCTTTCAGCGTCAAAGTCAGGACTGGGAGAGTATCCCCCACCACCAAGTTGAGAGTATCGGAATATGCCATATCAACACCTATTTATACATGAAGTATATTAGTAACGCTAATTGTTTTCCACTTATAAATAATTACAGGTTGCCGATTATCGGGGTCAGTCGGTTGGGTATTGACCGCCATCCGTCACGGAACACCGTATCTAAGGTTTCGGCTGTAGGGCCTAGGAGCGGGATCAAGGGGCTACGGTCCCATTCCGCGTTTTGGTGCATCATTGCACCCATTGTCCACGGTCCTAAGAACCCTGATCTATCGAACACTTCAAAGGCGTACTCGCCCCAATCCATCCTATCTGACCGGAAATAGTCCTTACCTTCTGGAGTAAAAGGCAGCAACTCAGACAATCCGTACTTCGCCCACTCCCTAGCCTCCATTGAAGCCATCGCCAAAGCCATAAACGGCACTGCGGCTAAGGCGTACACTGCGGCTACTGACGATAATGACCCGCCCTCGGCTGCTCGTGCGCTCGCTTCCCGTTGAGTTCCACTAATAATGGTCTTGTAGAAAGCGTAGAAGTACGCCTTTAACTGCCAAATCAATGCAAACCTTGGATCAGAACCCCATAAAGGACGTTCAGCGGCATTAGGACGCAATATTGAGCTCTCTACGAACTTCTGCGATGCCTCTTTGACCTTAATGGCTTCAGGCGAGGTGATATCTAACTCATTGTTAAAGTAAGACTTCACTTCATCTGCCGTTACCCCGAGGTCAGCAAGGTATCGCGCAGACCTTTCGCTAGGGTTGAAAGCGTGTTCATGTAAGAATCGTTGAGCCATACCTGCTGCGAACTCACGGCTAAATCTGGTGAACATGTCTAGCCCGATGGCCTTGAAGAACTTGTCAGACCACTCCCGAGCGATTGGGTCCATATAATCTAAATCGGCCTCACTGACCCAAGCGTTCGCCATACTTTCATTAGCAACCACTCCGATATCCCGAGCAAACCTTTTTGCGCCTTCTCGATTCCCTTTGAACTGGCTGTACAGCTCTTGAAAAGCTGCTTGAAACCCGCCGAACTCCTTAAAGTTCAGGATTGGCCCAGCCATCTCTGGGAAAGAAGCAATGGTGGCAAACGGCAGTATCGTTACAAACTGTAGGAACTGTCCGTAACTGTTGACCTTACGTAGCCACGGGGACATCTCAGCAGACTGATGGCCCAAGTACACAGAAATTATCTTTTCAGCGTAGGCTCGATCTTTCACATCTAACTGATCTAGCATTGGTAGCAACCTGCTAGTTCCGCTCGCGTCTTTGGTAGCCTTGTTCCACTCTACCCGTTTAGCGATCTGCCGCAGGTAGGTAGTAAGCGCAACGTCTGGATCTTTTAGGAACCCATTGTCTGCTAGTACCTGCCGGTCTATACCGCGAGTTAAAGCTCTTGCATCAGCCCTACCCTCAGCAGGGTCAAGCCCCTCTACCTCAATCTCCTGCCCATTAATTACAGACTGTTGGTATTTAACGATTCGCTGTACAGCCTTACGTATTTGCTCTGGATCGCCAGCGGTTTGTCCCTCCAGCAATAGAGAGATAAAGGCATCAGGGTTGTCAGCAATCGCCGCAAGATTCAACATCGTTGGGAAATAATTTTCTTGAAAATCGATCTTGAGGTCAGGGGCGTATCCCGCTTGACTAGGTTCTATGTACTCTCTGTGGATCTTCGCTAAAAAGTCGCGGACTGCTTGAGCTTTGGTGTTACTCGGATCTAACGGCCCTTCGACAGCTGCATCCTTAACAGCCTGCTGCACCTCTGCATCATTTAGATCACCAATAGCGTCTTCAAACTCATTCTTAAATGATCTGTACTGTGTGTAATAAGAGCGGATAAAACCCATACCTGCTTTACCAGCAGATTGGGCAGGCACATAAAACATATCAGCAAGGCGGGAACTTATACTTCGAAGCTGCCCATCGGCAGTAAGAACCACACTTAACATACCTCTATACTGATTAAGCCCAGATCGCAGTTTTCTCTTCCATACATCTGCGCGGCCTTCTACTCCCGGCGTAGCAGCGAGACTTTCTCTAATCGTATTTACTCGAACGACTGGGCCGGGACTACGCTCGTACCCCGCTTTCATAGCCCGATTAATTTCAGTTTTACGGCGAGCCAACACATTATCCAAATACTGCTGAAACCCTTCAGCAATAGGTTGTCCAGCCCTTAGCTTCGTTAACCTTGTGATTTCCGCGTACATTTTCTTCAGCGCATCAACAAGTCTCTTAAAATAGGACTCCTTGAGGTTCTTTGGATTTGCAAATTCCCCAGCTGCTGCTCTGGAAAACTGATCGGCGTACCATTCTTCGAATATTTTGTCCTTCGGATAAGCTGATTCGTAAAATCTGGCTAGTTCTGGGTCTTGTTCTAGGTCTTTTAAAAAGCTGTTATACAGACGTTCAAACAAAGGTTTATTCTGCTTCGAAGCATTACGCTCTTCTTCAGAAAAAGCATGCTCCAATTCATGGCTGATATCTAAAGCTGCCGCTAACGCATTAGGCGTATTACCTTCAGGGAGAAAGCGATCGTCAAAAATGATCTGATGTGCTGCTCCGCTGTCATAGAAATAGAAAGCTATTGTCGATGAGTCATTACCTAACATCTCTTGAATGCGATCGTATGCAAGTCTCGCTAAAGCAGGGTTTTCGTGATTTCCAAACAATTGCTCGAACGAAAGACCTTCTAACTGACTCAGCCCATAAATAGATACTGTTTGCTTCAATGGTAACTTTTTGACCGCTCGACCAATAAGGTAGGCAACTTGTTCGTTGATTCGCCCCAACGGATAGGTGACGCTTTGTTTTGTCGTGCGAGCAGGATTTTCGCGCTGTGGTTTCCTAGGGGTCTTATCTCTACCGTTATTTACTCCCCTACCGCGACTGAACCGATCTAACCTACTTGGTGGGCTATATTTAGCGGGGCCATCTATGCCGGGAATTGCAACGGGCGGAACTTCTGATTCATTCCCTCCCATTCTTTCCATTTCACTTTGACCATCAAAACCGATCTCGTCTTCAAAAATGACGTTGCCCATTGAGTCAACTGTTGGTGTTCGTACTGCATCATCATCATTTTGTAACGGAGTTGTTGGGGCAGACTCTACATTCCGTGGGAGTAGCACTTTACCAAGTTTCAGCGGATTTCCACGCGCATCTCTACCGACAACAACGTCATAAATACCGTCGAGTTGAGGTAATCGCGGGTAGGGGGCATCAGGTTGCCCCTGAGTAATTACATTTTTATAGTGTCTTCTGTTGAGTGAACTTTGTTCTACAAGAGCATCTATAAAGTTAAATAGGTTTTGAGGACCAGACGGTGTGTCGATTTGAATTTTGTAATCAGCGAGGGCTAGTTCACCTAGTATCGTGCTCAATGCACCTGCGGTATCCCCATCGAAACTACCTTGATCCCGCGTTTGGTTTATTCGCCGCCCAGCGTTTAGCAAGTCAATAAGGTTTGTGCGTCTTATTTTACCGTCTGGCGTTTTTACCCTGACGTTTGATCGTCGTGCTTGCTCACTTCTTGAAGCGCGTTTTACTTCTATATCTATAAATTGTGTAAGCGGGACGCGTCTTTCACCTTGCTCATCTTTTACAGTAAAGGACTCCTCGTAGTTAAATGCCTCAAGCTGCATATTCCCATCAGGTGTTTTATTAAACTCAACCTCAAGTCCTTGCCGCCGTGCATCAATCGCTTTGCGGAGCATTGCATCGCTCATCAAGCCCCAAAAGTTATCTGAGAAATCGACGTTATACTGTCCATCAAACTCATTCTTGAACTGAGTTCTTAGCGGTTCAGTCCCTTCGAACACGGAATCTGCGAAAGCCCTTGGTTTATATGTCTGACGACCAACAAGCTCGTTCTCTACATCCTGTAGCCCTGCCTCTTGAGCTTCGGATTCTTCAGTAACTTCACTCTGCTCATTTGGGTCAATAGTTTCATCGGGGTCACTAATTGACTCTTTTAAGCCTCCTTCTTCGTCTAGTACAGCCTTGCGATCCCGTAGTGTCTGTTCGACAGAGACAACTTCTACTTTACCGCCCCGTGGAGTTAATCCCTCGGCAGCAGATTCAGCTGCACTTAGACCAGCTTCATTAGTTAACTCTTCGGAAACTATGCGCCCTGCATTATCTGTAACCCTAACAACGCGATCTCCGTCTTCGGGTTTAGGTGCGCTGTAGCCAAGTACAGAAGCAAGTCCTTCATCAGTAGCGCCTTCCGCAGCTACTGCTTGGGTGGTGTCAGCGTTCCTAGAGATAAAGGTGCCGCGCCCCGGAACAAACACTGCAAACGCGGTTCTGTCACCCCGAACATTGACTTGTTTTACACCTTCAGTAGCGCCTGCGTAGGGGCTATCGCCTGCCACCCAAACAGCTTCTTTGGAGCTAGTAGAATCGAACATTGCGTCAATTTGAGCATCAATATTTTCTTCTGATTCAGGTGTTGTAGCAGCACCTGAAAGATCACCAAATTCTTCTGCGTCTGCCGCGTCGTTAGCTCTACGTTCATACCCATCTTCTAAAAGCTGGCGCGACTTTCTAAAAATTTCGGCAGCAGTGCTAGTGGCCCCACCAAGAGATCCGCCTACTACTGCTCCAGCGAACGCGCCTTCTGCAATTCGCATCTTTGCTTGTGCAATAGTGTAGTCATCATCAATCGCCATTCGATTAGTAACACTAATACCTTCTTGCAAAGCTTCAGTTGTCCCTTCGACTAGAGCGCCTCTCCCAACGCCTTTTGTTATGCTCTTTGCTAACTCGCCATATATAGATGTGCTGCCACTACTACGTTTACTAGCAACGGCTGCTAAACGCTTTAGAAATGATTGTCCGAGTATGGTCTCACCAGCGACTCCGATAGCAGCAGAAGGTATTGCTACGAGCGCAGCTCTATTTACTTTTTCATCGGTGATACCGGCTTCTACTTCAAGTTCTTCACCCAGTTGAGCCCCAGCTATTTGAGGGTATTCTTGAGTAAAACCCCCAGCCACCGCTCCAACTTTGGCTGCTGTCCGCCTTCCCCCGGCTTGACTTAACTCGTATACAGAACGAACTAACGCTGCCTCTTCTGGGTCAGCGATACCTTTAGACACGTTCCTTAATGAGTCTTTCAAAAGACGATTAGCTGCAAATTGCGTTGCGCCCTTCAGCCCAAAGCCTGCTGCCGCTCCAGCTCCAGCAGTAGCAAGACTCGCCAACACATCTGGGGTGCCTTGCCCAACAAATTTTATAGCTTGCTCTGCCACGCCCGATATAGAAGGGTCATCGACAGTTTCTTCGAAAGTTGGCAAGCCTGAGACGGCTTTGCCTGCTTGACGTTCGGCTTGTTGAGCGGCCTGTACATCTTCTTCGGCTTGATCATCGTCGCCAATAAATGAATTTAATATAGCAGAGGCAAAATCTAAGTTAGCTCGCGTACCAGAAATACCGGATCGAAGGCCCGCCTTAAAAGTTTCGCCAGCAGTTGCAGGAGGAGCTTTGTATTCCTCCTCAGAAAGTTCACCTGCTCTGTAAGATGAAAAAAGCAGCTCCTCTCTAGTAGGGGCTTCGCTCATTAAAAACTCTTCTTTTGACTGTTTGGGATAAGCTCAATAATGTCAGAGGCAATTCGCTTACCAAATATAGATTCCAGTTGTCCTCGTGAAAGCTCGCCTTTATATACTACGTCCCCGCCAGAAGGGTCTTCAAAAGCTATTTTGCTTCCGTCCATAGAAACTACTAATCGGTCAAACCTACCGCCGCCCAGTTGTTGAGGGCCTTGCCTTCTAAAAAAGAAATCCTTTACATCACCAACAAACCCCAGAGATCCTTCATCCAGCATCACCTGTCTTAAAACATCAGCAACAGTGTCTCGTGCAATTTGTTTACCTTCAGCGGTACGACCTGCCCCCGCCCTATTTGCCCTAACTACAAGTTTGTCCATATTATTTTTGAACTTTGCTGATTCCGCAGGGTTCTGCTTGCCGCTCCTCGAAAAATCTTCGCCGTTAATATGCCCCAAAATCTCTCCCGCAACGTCTAATATGCCGTCAGTATTTTCTGCTTGGAGTGCTCTTATACTGGCGATCCGCTCGTCGTTATATTTTTCCTGCTCTAACGCGAGTTGCTCATCTGCTCGCTGATCGTCTACCTCGTCGTTCATAGACCTATCAGTTGCGCCTCTCTCTGCCAAATTCACTAAGGCTTGAATACGCTCAGTAGGATTTTCGTCTTTGCCAACACCTTGAGCAAAAAATGCGATTAAATTTGGGGCTATTTCTGGCCGCTGTTGGACCACCTCGACAAATTTTTGTTCGCTAAGAGCCTCTCCCGGTGATAAGGCTGCATTCAATGCGCTTTTGACCTCTTGTTCTTCTTGGTCACTGAGAACCTTGCGACCTTGCATAATAACTTCCGCAAGTCTGTTCGCATTCGCCTTTAACTCAGGTAAGGACTCTCCTGCACTTTGCATTCTGCTACGCAGTTCATCTCTAGCTTCAGCACGTTTAGGCTCACTTTGAGTTTCAGCATCCTTTTGAGCGGCTCCTCTAGCTCTCATCAATGCTGGGTTAGGTTCAATCTCAGGCGTTAACCCTACCGATAATGGATCTTGATAACGTGGATTAGAAGGAGTCATCCGCTTATCTAAATAATCGTTCTCAAAAACCTCACGCTGCGCGGCAAGCTCAAGATCAAAAGTCTCCTTCACCCCTTGTTGTTCTGCTATTTGACCTAAAGCTTCTACATCGCCAACTGCAACGGCTTTATCCAAAAGATTTTCTAGCTCTCTCACAGCTGTTTCTGGTGCTGGGCCAGCTGCCGCATCTTCTTTTATAATCTTAACAGCATGTACTAAAGGGGCTTGCTCGGATGCAGCTTGTAGAATCCGTCTAAAACCCTCGACTTTAAACGCAGAGCTATTCGGCCCGCCGAGAGATGCTGCGTATACAAACGCATTGGTAAGATACGTATCCATATCTTCTTCAGAGAAGAATACGGGCTCGTCTTTTTCGCCACTGGTTGCGCCTTTTGTCATGGGTGCTGATTGCCCGGTTTCAGGACTGCTAACTAAAGGGGTATAGAATATTCGTCCGTCAACATTCGAGGTCTGAAAACCCGTTATCTCTGTATCCGCGAGTGATCCATCCTTCCTAATAGTTCGGATATTTAAGTAATCATTAACTAAATCTATCGCTGGAGTCGCAGAGACTTTATCGCCTAACAAAGCCGCGCTGTTTACTCTCACGCCATTTTCGTTAACGCTTATCGCACGAGAATTTAAATTAAAAAGGGCGTCTAAAGTTCGACCGGTGTTTTCCGCTACTCTCTTTGTATTCTCATCTGTTCGTGCAATTGTGGTCTCGTTACGAGTCTTCTCTGTAGTGGCTCGCGTTGACGCTGTAGTGGCTCGCGTAGAATCCATATCAAGAGCATTCTTTTCAGGTGCTATCCCAAGCTCGTAAGTAGCTTTAGCGGCCTTAGACTGCGCCTCTTGTAGTTGCGCTGGGAACAGCTCCTCACTCTGCTCCCGTGCTAACCGAGACGAGAGTATTTGCTCTTTACGAGCCTCTATCGCAGTTAGCCGGTCAGTATCCTCAAGACGAGATCCTGCGGCTAACTGTATGCCCTTTATTATTGAGTCAGCGACGGTTGAACGAACCATAAATCACCTATATTGCTAATGCCATGATTGCCATAGCGCCTAAGCTGCCTATGGTGGAGTAAGTCTGAGCTTTTGACTGAGCCCTCGCCGCCTCATACTGCTGCTGTCGTGCAGCTGCATTTGCTGCAGACGTACCCAATTGACTTTGTGACGCACGGTTAACTCCCTGTCCGATATTTATAAGATCGGACATGAGAGCTGTATTACTTTCTCTTTGTGCGATTCTTGCATCATTTACAGATTGAATGCCGCCTAGCGTATTCGATCTTTGTAAACCTCGGCTCATCTCTTGTTGTTGAACAGGTGTTAAATTGGCACCGTATCTTTGTAAGTTTCTTTCAGCAATGCCTTGGGTGACTTCAGCAGCATTTACTGAATCTTCTCTAGCTTGGTCAATCAAAGACGTATCGGTCTGCGCCTGCTTAATTAGATCGAGTTCAAACTGCCTGTAATTATTTACGTAATCTTCGTACTCTTGCCGCGTAATATTGGCGTAAGTTGCATCGGGATCGCTTACTGCAGGCAATGAACTAACACTAAAATCTCCAAGGGCTCCCTCTCCTAAACTACCAAGACTGTTCATTATGGGATAAGCAATATTTGCATACGACATACTAGATTCCTCCTAAAGTACCGGCTCTTAACCTATCCTGAAGATTTTCTGCAGGCTTATATTGCGTATTTCCAGCCTCATCTAAGTAAGCGTTGCCGGGAGTAAAAAACTTCCCAGTTTGACTCTTATTCTTCATGCCCTGCCCTATAAAAGCAGACCCTAACTGAACACCTGCGTTTAACTTTGCTTGCGCTACGTCTTGATTAGATTTTGCTCTAGCTAACGCTGTAGAGGTGTCTAATCTACTTGCTTGAGCCATACCCGTCTGAGCATCTGCTGCTTGGCCTCTTGCTGTACCAAGCACATTAGTTCTCATCTTATTTTGGATGTCTAAGCCGCTCCTTTCCGCAACCCCAAGTTGGCCTTGTAATGCCTGTGACATATCGCCGCCTGCGTTTACCTGCTGCGAGCCTTGTAACGATAAATCGGTTGTAAGTGCTTGCATTGTATCGGCGTTGGCCCGTCCTCGAAGGATACGAGCTTGATCCTCTGTCATAGACTTATCACGCATCTGTTGTAGCAACGGATCGTAGTTTTTTTTGAAATCCTGATATTCTGCAAGAGCAACCGAAGCATTAACGCGATCACTCGCAGTTGGTTTGTAATCTTCTTTTTTTGGACTACTGCCCATTACACACCTCTCGTATAAACAATGTGGTCTAACAACCACCCGTCACTTTCTAAATAGTCGATCATTTGCCTAACTGCTGATCTGACTTCCATCTTCTGCAACCCCGCCTTCCTTGCCTGTTTCTCAAAAAAAGGTAGGTAGTACGCTGCTTTCTTTTCTCCTCGATCTCTTGCCCAAGCGAGCCAGATCAAAAGTGTTCTGTCTTCCGTAAACCGATCTACTTCTACTGTTGTAACCACGAAACCTTCGCTGGTAATCCATAACATGGCCTGTCCGTTGACGCAGGCCGCGTATACATCCTCTTGCCTGAAAGTGAGCTGAGGAGTCCCTTCTAGGATCTCCCTCACCCCCTCTGATACCCAGTCCCATTCTTTGCGGATATCTGCAAGATATGGATCACCCCCTTGAGTAACGGTTTCTTGTAAATCGATACGGTTTGTGGATTCCTCCATACGTCACCTTCCTAGATACCCGTACATCTGCTTGCCGTGCTTTCCGCTCTGCGTAAACAAGGCCCTCATTAAATAAAGAGCCATATACCTGCGCTCCCGCATAATCCGTCCAATCTTTGCTTGGTAATCGCAGCAGTCTAAACAACGCGCCGTTAACGATTGTGTCTCGATAATCAGACATAACTGCATCATCGCAAGCTGTGGAATTTACAGTCGGTTTTAGAACTGCCCTGATGATGGTCGAGCTAACTTCAGTAGCGTTAGGTACAGGGACTAACCAAACAGTGCTGGGTGACTGCTTGACAAAATACTTGGGAGTTCCGTAATAGTTTGAGTCGCGCCACTTAGGTTCTCTTTGCTCCAGCAAAGCTGTAGTGATTGCCTCAATTTCATTACCGAGATGGGTAACCCAGACCAACTTGCATACTGATGTCTGGGAGGGAGCCTCCAAGTCATACTCGTATATATTTGCAACGGTGGTGAGTGGGTCTAACTCCTGCTGATAAACCTCAGTCTTTTCGCAAAGCTCGATAACCGCTGACCGGATGTTATTCTCGATCAGCGTATCTGGGCATCCCGGCACCATTGGGATGATTTCGGGTAATAATGACTCGTAAGATGTTGCCATCTATTTACCCCACTTGTTGACCGACTTGAGCGCCGGTTGTAATCCCCTGTGGTCCCATGTCAGAGTTTGGGCTAGTAATGATGTCGATCTGACCTTTGCCAGTGACACTATTGATAAACAAATTGTAGTGGGTGCTGGCTCGCTGTGCGTTACCGGCGTACTCCGCATCCTTGGTATAAGCCCTAAACAAAACATAGTCGGTAACAGCATTTCCAAAAATATCGGGGATGCCAAGGTTGCTGCTCGCAGTAACTGGCGATGGGTTGCTGCTGTAAATTATTTCTAGGAAAGCATTCCCAGATACGCCCGGATATACATAAAAGTTTCGGGGATTAGACTCGTCGTACACATAATGCTTGACTGTCGCTCCATGAGCAGCATCCCCCGAAACAGTAGGGTCATGCCAAAGAGGTGATTGGGCATCAAGAACTTCACGACTTACTAACCTTACCGCCCGACCCCCAGTGCCATTGGATGCGGCTGACATGTTTCGTACAGCTCTTAACAGCCGGTTTCCGCCAGTAGGGATCGCCTGTTTTGTTCCGGTAGCAAGAGTGACCGTTTCATTTGCTGCTGATGCGTCAGGTTTTAATAAAGCAATCTCACGCTGCGCGTCGTTAACCCACAAAACCAATTCGCCGGTCACAGGCCATCGAATACCAGTGGTGTCCTGCAAAGTAGTTTGAACCCTATCGATAACGCTCTGGACAGTGACTGCCATTTATCTACCCTCTAAGAATTAAGAACTATTTCCCAAGCTGCATCTCGTTCGTCACTTGGCACATGACGGCCCATCAACTTGTTCACTACTTGTGACTTGGGTGCGCCATCGGCTTTAAAATTATCCGGGTGCCCCTCGTCAATTAATTTTTCTAGGCAATCAAGTAATTCCTTATCCATCTCACCTTCTTCTACCTCCTCTGAGGCTTCAACATCATCGGCCAGCTCTATAGTGATAGGTGCTGGGGCTTCCTTGATTTCTTTCGAATCCACTTGCTTTGCGCCCATTTGAAGCGCTAGTAGACCTATTTCATCGGCTACAGTCTTTTCTACGTTGGGGTGAAAAATAACGGCTGTACCACCAGTTGTAGTCACCCTGACTTCTTTGTCTGAAATAACCTTCATTGAACTCTCGCTATAAAAAAGAAAGGCTCCCCCCGAAGGAGGAGCCGTGTTTCTTACTGTGCAGTGTCTAAAGCAACTACGCCGAAGTCCTGTACAGACCCTGAAACGTCAGAGTTGTACTTGGGCTTGCGAAGGCCAAAGATCTTGCCAATCGAGATACCTTGCTGGTTCCCGTAGTCGAAAGTATCTTCGACAACTTCAGGCAAGCCGATATCAGCCATTGCTAAGGCTTGTGCTCCGCAGAACAGAGCGCGGCCACCAACGACACTAGCGTCAGCACCCCACTTGTAGCCAGCAGCGCCAGCGTTAGAGGAAGTACCAGTAGTAGCACCAGAAGTGTTGAACACATGGCGGAACTCATGAACCATGATCCCGTCAACCATCAAGCTAGATGATCCTGAGAACAAAGAGTTGCTTGGTCCACGAACACCAGCGTTACGGACGTTAGCCAAGAAGTCACTATCGAGCTTCAGAGCTTTCATCTGCTGAGGAGTTACAAACAAGTGGAAGACCTCATCGCCACCCTGACCACGGATACCACGTAAGTAGTTGTCCTTGGCGAAGGCTTTGAGTTCAACGATGCACTCGTAGCTCATCTTGTCAGCAGCAACTACAGCAGTAGTGTCGCCAGCAACCAGACCGCTAGTAGCATCCCAACGACGATGCCGATCACCCGTAGGTGCAGATACGTCTGAAGCGAACTCAAGGTCAACCAACTCAAGACCAGTAGTTGAAGAAGTTGTTCTCAAACCACCGTTGTTCTTGTGAGTGTAAGCAACACCAGCAAGTGACAAAAATGCAAGCTGGTCCATACGGTCAGCCATTGCATAAGCAAGCGCATCGCGTGACTGCTCTCGGAAGTTTACGACTGACTTTTGATCGGCTAATCGGCCAGCAATTCGGTTTGCGAATCGCAGCTGATCCAACTCGATCGTGATGTCATAGGCGCGTAACGCTTCTTCATTACCTTCCAAAGTGTTATCACCAGTTACACCATCTCCGGTCATGTCGGCCAAAAGCGTGATTACCGCCTTGGTGCCTTTGTCGGATTTGGTCAGTTCAGTAACGCGCTGAACCATAGCGTTTTGTCCAGTTCCTGCGAACTGATTTACGAAAGACATATTGCGAGCAACACGCCAGAAGTCCCTGCTCCATGCAGTAAGCTGATTGGAAGTCAAGGACGCAAAGTTAGTAAGAGCCATTTGTGGCCTCCTTAAATGCGTACAATTTTCATTTACATTAGCTTTGCTAATGCTCTCAGCCGACTTTTGGAGCGGCTAATCCGTGCTTCGTATCGTGAAGCAACGTATTAGCGTTTTTATATCGAGGGACGACCCCGGCAGGTTTTACGCCTTTGCAGGCGAGGTTACGTTTTTTACGGCTACGGGCCGATCAGATATCGTACTGATAGACGTAATCTTTATATTAGTATCACTAATTATTAAAAGCAACCACTAATTAAGAGGGTTAGATAGATAATCCATCCCGTCCCAAAGATCTTGAATTTCACGCTTCATCGTTGCGGTTTCTTTCTTCATTTCTTCTGTTTCGGCTGTAACCATCTCAGCTCTTTTTACCACCGTATCCATCGCAATAATTTTTTGCTGCATAGCTTCAACGTCATCTTTAATTTCAAGCAACTTTGCCTGTTGATCGACTATGGTCTTTAAGTTGACCCCTAGTTCTGCGAGCTTTCCTTGCAGTTGAGCAACGTCATTATTAACAAGTTCCTGCTGAATGAGGCTTATCTGTTCTGTTAGCTGAGACTCAACACGGTCTACCTCTTCTTCAATAGGAGCAACATCAGGTATCTGCAAGGCTTCTACCGCCTCTAACCGACTGTACAGGCTGCTCGCAGTCCATACACCGCCTCCTAGTGTTGTAGCTAGGCTAAGTAATATAGCGATGTACACGCCCTTAAAAGATGTACCACCAATAGTTAGTTCTGTTTCAGCTAAACTCATTAGTCGCAGTCCTCATCGTACATAAAGCAGCGATATCCCAAAGCAGTCGGCCCGGTAAGATAAAGCTCGCTCTGCGCTCCAGTGGTCAACCAATCTGATTCACTCAGATAAAAGTCCATATCAAACGAACCTTGTTGGCCGTTGATATAAACCGCATTCGCACTGTTGGTGCCTGCATAACTTAGCTTGACCCACTGCTGATCCTGAGAAAATGTCAACGTACCCAAATCCGCGTTGCTGTTGTTGTCCTCCGCACCTTGTTGCAGA